TGACCGAGTGTTGAACCTGGTAATTGAGCGGTTTCACACAAGAACGATGTAAGTTCTGGATCTCCGTTTGCATAACCAGGAAAGTTAATTGTTGCCTTAAAGAGGTTAGGACGAGCTCCACCGCCTCTCAGCTTCGACTTAAAGTCATCAACTCCGAGAATTGCCATTGTTCGTTACCTCCTTAAACCGTGCCAACAACTTCTTCGAAGTCAACGCCAGATCTTACAGCCACAAAATTAAGTGTGATGTAATTGATCGAGCGCGCTGGCTTGATGAAGATGTTTGCTATGAACTCATTACGGTCAACGATTTCAGAAGTGTTATTTGTTTCGTCACAAACAACCCTGAAGTCAGTAATACCACGACGACCACGTACCTCGCGAAGTACTGGCTCAACAATATTCACAAACTCTGCTCTTGTAAATTCATCATTGAATTCAAAGAGAGCTTGCTCAGCTGCCCTACCAATAGCTCTTTCGAGTACCAAGAACAAGCGACGTACGTTAATACGATCAAATGCTGATGGCCGTCCAAGTTTTGTCTTATCACCGAATAACAGTGAACCTTGACCTGGAATATTAGCAACTGGGTTTACGCTAGCCTTATACAGTGTATCACGCTGTCCTTTTGTTGGCGTCCAATTTAGAGCTGTGATGCCAAGGTATTGACCACGACGTGAACCAGCTGGCGAGAACCAAGGTGCACGGTTAAGGTCAGTTGCAGCCATAATACCAGCTGTTGAAGAAGCGGCTGGAATATTGATGTACTGATCATTAAACTTATCATAGACTTTTAAGAAGTTTCCGTCCATGACAAGGTATGATGAGTTAGTAAATGTTGCTGCTGTTGTGATAATGTTATTTGTAATCGTTGCAGCATTAGTTAGTTTAACGACATCGGTCCTAGCAGGTGATGCACAAACAACACAATCTTTACGAGTTGATTGAGCTGTTGTAATCAGATCATTAACTACTGTTGTATGATCTGTGCGTGAATTCATGCTAGGTGCAATCAAGAAATCGACTTCGACAATGTCTTTGTCTTCGAAGAGATCGTGACCATTCAAATACTCTGTTGTAGTAAGTTGACCTGAATTAACTCCACTATCGAAGTTATATGCATGTCCACTTGGGTGTGTATTCAACAAGTAGTTTGAACCTGCAACTGCTGCTTGGCCATGAGCTAAGCCTGCAGTTTGTTTAAAGTCTGAGTCGAAGTCAACCATATAGATATATTCTGATCTAGTGTTAACGACGTCGATTGCAAAATTTGTTGTACCATCAGGATTTTTAGCATTTGATGCTCCTGATAAGAATGGATAAGTTTCGAGAACTTGGCCACGATTACCAGTTAAAAGTCCTTCTTGGTCAATAACCACAATATGCATCTCATCATTTTGAGCAGTTAGGTTTGATGCCCAAGTTGATGTGCCTGGAGCTCCATCAAATTGATCAGCGTATGCCCAATTACTAAATCTTCCATCAGAATCGACTGCTGGTAGAACATTAACTGAGATACTATTACCTAACTCGCCAGGATAACGAGCTACAAATGTGTGTGTATCCGAATCTAATCCGCTCGCTTGAGCAGTAAAATCATCGAGATAGTCTACAGTCGGTGCACCAGAAAAAGTAGCTGGTTTAGCAGCACCTTGTAGAGTTGTTGAGTATGCGTTTTTAGCTGCAGCTGTTGCTTGCCGTACTACTTGCATAGAGCCTGAGTAGCGTAGGAAGTAAGATGCAGAATGCCAATCGATGGTGCTAGCCGAATCAGGAGTTGCAAAGTTAGCGGCTAATTCTGCCTCATTTGCAATTTTTACTCTTTTTCCGACTGGTCCCCACCGAAAATTACCTACAATTGCGCCAGTAGTTGACTGAACGTTTGGAACGCCACCAGTCAGATCTATTTCTTTGACGACAACCGCTGGTGATTCAGACGGTGTACCTAGTGCCATTTTTATCTTCCTTTATTAAAATTATATGATTCCATAATACGAACAGTCAATTACAGTGTTATTTATAATATTATAAATTTGGATCATACTCAATAGCCCAATCTGTGCCTTTATCGTTTTGCTCTAATTCATTAATATATTGAGATCCGTCATCTACAAAACCAAACGGTACTATATCAGCATCAATCTCTTGCATTCGTTGTTCAAACATCAATTGTTTCATATTAATATTAGTCATATCCATAAAGTAGCTACCCGTACTAAAATATCCAAACATAACTAAGTTCATCATTAAATCATCGTGATTGCCATCTGAAGCTTCGTATGACTGGCCTCTTGCTTCAAAAGTAGATATTTCCATTATAGTCTGTTCATCATGTATTAATAGTTTACCGGTTTCTAATATATCTTTTATTGAAGAACATCCTAATCTCTTAGTCTTACGTGTGATTTCAATACCTAAAGCATTAGCTTTAATTGCAGATTCAACGTGTACGTTTTCGTATTCTAAATCATGCCATAATCCATTACATACTAAAGATCCTTGATCGTTTGATTCAACAACTACATATGCATTGTTGTAAGAAATTGCATATTTATAGATAATATTAGGGAAGAGTAATGGAGAAATAGTGTTGTTACGGTAAACAGCCACTTGCTCAAAAGGCGTGACGCTAATATCGATTAAAGTAAAAGTAGAATAATCCTGTCCTCTTCCCTTACTTACATCGACAGTCATAATGTAAGAGTGTTTTTCCTTAGTCTCTTTGTATATTTTTAATTGACCACCTTCAAGAGTACGAATTGGATTCTTAGCTCTAAATCCCATCAAAGTTTCTGCATCAATTAAAGTATCACCAGTTCCGAAAAATGTATTACCAAATTCTTGGTCAAACTGAAGTTGCGAAGTGTTATTTATAGTTTGCTTTTTCCAGTCGTCATCTCTTCCAGGTACATCCCACCAGTCAACTCTAAAACCTTTAAATTCGTTTACTTTTTGGACAGCTCCTTCCCAAACCTTGTGAAATTGATTACCAATGCCGTTAGCTGTTGATGTAATGATAACTTTAGTTTCCTTACCAGCTGAGATAACCGGGTATGTCGAAGTATAAAATTCGGCAGCACGTTCAACAAAAGCAAACTCGTCAAGATAAAGAAGGTTAACTGACATGCCACGAATAGAGCTACCGGAAGTAGCAGCAGCGACAATACGGGAATTATTACTAAATTCCAAAGATCCTTTATTGAGGCCTTTAGATCCAGGTTGTAAAAAGAATGGTATATTCTCGAGCATAAGTGTAATACGTCCGAGCATTTCTCGCGCAGTTGCACCTTTATTGGCCAGAACCGCAATTGTTTTTTCAGTATGAAAAAGAGCATACCAAAGCAAGTAAGCGCACGCAGATATAGATTTACCAGATTGTCTACAAGCCAAGACAACTGAGAAACGATTATCATTAAAATGGTTAAACATTTTTTCTTGATACGGATATAACTCAAAGTTAACCAATCCCTTATCAAGAGATATAACTTTACAATAACTTTTGGCAAAGTAAATGGGATCATCCATACACCTTTTATATTCTTTTAGTAGACTAGGAGTCCAAGCCTGTTGAACGCCATCTCTTTTTACATTAGGATTTCCGAGATATGTCTCGTTCTGGTGTGACATTAATTACATCATCTCCATCTTGCAACAGGCGTTGAATATCTGCCGTAGAACCAAGGAAAACATTATTTGTTTGTGTTCCTATTTGTGGTTGGTTTGACTCTTCTTCTGCCTTTTTCAATAAATCACGTTGTTTTTTATTTAGATCCATTAATTTATCATTAACGTCTGAGGTATTTTTTATGAGACCAGCTAATACTTCGTATGCTCGTGGATGTTCTGATTCACGCGCTACTTCTATCATCATCTCGAGGGCATCCTTGCCCTTTTCTACAAGTTCGTAGTATGTTTGACGAGAATATTCATAATCATTATTTACATTATCTGCTGAATCACTCATGATCTTATAGCGCTGCTATCCTTGATTGAAAATCTGCAAAATCTGTACTTGCAGCGACTGTCGCTTGCAAAGTTGTAAGCAGAATATAGTTATTCAATGTTGTATTATTGATTGTATTAATAGATGCAGTATTTGTGTTTAAACTATTTGACAAATTAGTAGTTACAGATAGCGGCGCGTATTGGCCAACTACTGTAGCATTGATTAACCCTTGGCAATTTACAGAATCAAAAAGATCAATCTGCTGTATTCTTCCATCTAAGTCAGTGAAGTTACCATCCAATTCAGCATGTGTTAACTCACTACCTTTAGTTGACCTTAAAGTAATAGTCATTTATTTCTCCTATATGATAGTAGTGTTAAAGCCATAATCACTGTCTGGATTGACATTTAATGGATCAGGTGTTACACTTAATCTTTCTACGCGTTTATCTGAATCTGTCAAGTTCGTTGAATCAAAGAATATATCGGCATTAGCCTCTCTAATAATTGCACTCTCTGCATCAAGCGAACCATAATATTGTAACTTCATTTCGAATTCTAATGTATATATGATTGTCCTTCGCTGCTGTAATGAGCCATCATAATCATCAGCAAATGACACTTGTTGAATAATAATTGGTATATCCTCAACAAAATCTGGATATTTATCAGCAAATGGCTTTATGGTTACAGTGTACTGAGGATTAAATGTTGGTAGTATTTGTTCTACAACCTGCAATGCATCATCGTGTGATTTGGCATATATGTTTAATGTAAACCCTAAATTGTATGGCACAGGCGAATACATCTTAGTACGTTGACTACCAGTTGAACCTGGTTTTGAAAAGTTACTCAGCTTTGTTAACTGGCGAGTGGTATCATACGAGAAATTACTAATTTCAAATGAAGCCCTCGGTAATTTAATAGCAACATCTTCATCAGTAGAAAGTTCAGGATTTTCTCTAATACGATCAATATAACGTGATTTAGGTGCATACGCTAATGGTAACTTAATCTGACTAATGACTGCACCACTAGCATTTTTACGAATAATGTATACGTTATTAAATAACCTACCAAATATAGCAACTGCTTTCCGGGTTTTTTCATGATAGAAGTGTGAACCAAACATTAATTATTCTCCGGATCGCCAAATGGATTATCTTCTGAGAAATCTAAGAAGTCGTCAGATATTGTAGTAAACTCTGTGTTTTGCTCGTTATTAGATAGTTTATTAATTTCTGTGGCACTCTTCACAAATAATCCGCTTACGCTGTTATTACTGGTATTTATGACTGCTATATCTGATACAAAATTATGAAACTTACCGTCATCAGCACCAGAATGAATTAAGTAAAGATGCCTATTTGAGTCACCTGCAGAATCTAATTGATACCGCGCAACTTCACCTCTCATAACAGTAGTACTTAGAGTTTGACTAATACTATCGCCAATAGCATATGCGCTATCAATAATATTATTTCCACCAATGAAATTGATTTCTGGTACAGAATCATATCCACAACCAGAGTCTATAATAGTTATGGCTTTAATAACATTATTTACAGAATCTAACTGCGCATGTATTTTTGCTGTTCTATAATCCCAATTTTCTTCAAAGACTGGAGTAGTATTTCTATAATAATCACCAGCAGAGTCAGGCACCCAATTAGTCCACTTATCCATAAAATGCTGGCTATCTGCTGGACTACTTGTAAAATTAAAATTATCGATCGTTCCATTAATACCTTTATATCCAGATACTGGATTAAGAGTTAAGCTGTGTGGGAATATAGTACCTAATGGAGATGCATTATCAGAATCATGTCCTAAATTTATTGTAGCTCCTGAATCCCAGAAATTACCTTGTCCTAAGTACAGACTATGACCTTTATTATAATAATTACCACTAGGAGTATGCGCTGAATCAACTCCAAATCTCAATTGATCATGTGACACTTCAACCTTAATAAAATGCCAATTGTTTTGAGTAATAGCGTTAGAAGAATCCCACCATGTGCCATTAGGTAATACAGATCCTGAGCTATCTGATACATAACTGAATCCTAAGTGACCACCGCTATCAATAAAAATACGATAGTTTTGACCCCAAACAATAGTACTAGGAATAACTGAATCTAAGTTAACCCACATTGACATCATGTTATGACGAAATAAAGGAGAAGCAGCTTGATAATTACTATCGAGAGT